AACGAGACGAGCGGCAAGGCGATCTTGGCGCGGCAGCGTGAGGGCGACGTTGGAACGTATGACTTCATCGACAACCTTAACAAGGGCGTTGAGTTCGCCTGCCAGATTATCGTGGACATCGCGCCCAAGATTTACGACACGGCGCGCATTGCTCGCATGCTGGGCGAGGATGGCGCGGAGGACTTTGCGCAACTCGACCCGGATCAAGGCGTGCCTATGCGCAAGGTACGCGACGAAAGCGGAAAGATTCAGACAATCTACAACCTGGGCGTTGGCCGCTATGACGTGGTTTCTAGCACTGGCCCGACGTACACGACCAAGCGCGCAGAGGCGGCAGACTTCTTCACGTCGCTTGCGCAGTCCGATCCCAGCCTAATGCAGAAGGCCGGCGACATCATCGTCGAGAACTTCGACATGCCCGGCGCAGATCGTCTATCGAAGCGGCTCAAGATGTTCCTGCCTCCAGAGGTAGCGCAGTCAGAGGAACAGCAGGAAGGCATGGAAATGCCGCCGCAGATCAAGGCGGCTGTGCAGCAGATCGAGCAGGCCAATCAGATGCTGGATGCCAAGGCGCAACAACTGCAGCAACTGCAGCAGCAGATTGCCTCAGAAGGCGAAGCCATGACCACGCAGAAGGCCGAACTGCAGGCGGCTGCGGAGCATGTGCGCGCAGAACAGCGCGAGCTTCAGCTCGAGAAGCAACTAGCAATCAAGGAAATTCAGTTGGCGCAGGCCAATCTTGTTAATCAGAAGGCGCAGGCGCGGCACGAAGTCGAGGAATACGTCGAGTCGGTGACTCAGCAACCAGTCGAGGAAGGCTATGGGGCCGCGTAGAACGTACCGGGCATGCGGTTATCAGCAGATTACGAGCCTTGCTTCAGCGGCTTCGCTCACCATCCCGACGGTGGCGCCTGACGGCGGAACGTGTAAGCCGAATGCCATCTTGATTGGATCGACAGCGCAGAACGTACGCTGGCGCGATGACGGCACGGCGCCCACGGCAACAGTGGGCAATCTGCTCATCTCGGCGCAGCAGCCGTTTTACTACGACGGCGACTTGTCGCGAATCCGCTTCATTGAGGCGGCAGCAAGCGCGGTGCTGAACGTGGCCTATTACGAGGACGTGAACGCGACATGAGCATCAGTCAGAAGATCAGGGACAGCGTTGCTCTGTTGAGTGGCGTTATCACTGAGGACTCGTCCAGCGGTGGGGCAGAGATTGCCAAGAGCACAGCACAAGCGCTGCATGTGTATTTAACCTCGCTGATTGCAGGAGAGAACCAGCCGCTGCAACTGATGGAAACGTCCTTGCCGGGGGACTACCTTAACGGCGCGGCTGTGACGACGGGCGTGGATATCAACTTGGGCTCCCCCGGCGCGGCGGGCAACAAGCTGTACGGCATCGCCATCTTCAACAACTCGGGATCGCCGTTTACGGCCTGCATCATCAAGGACGGCTCGACGACGATCAACTTTCTGACACTCGGCATGACGACGCTGGCCACTGGCAGCTTCGGGCTGTGGACGCCGCCTAGTGGCGTCATGACCAGCAAGAACGGCTCGTGGAAGTTGAACATCACCTGTGCCGGGACGATGGCAAACATTGCTTACGGCGCGTGGATCGCGCAATAGATGGCTTCTTACTACTGGGACCCGGAACGAGGCAGCAACGCGAACAGCGGGACTAACCCGCTGTCGCCTGTTCTCGACTGGAACGCGGCCGCTATCGGGTCCGGTACGTTTGCGCCTGGGGACATCCTTTATGTCCGTGCCGGGTCTGTCTACAACGCGGCGACAAGGGGGCGCGTGGCGCCTGCGTTCTCTGCCTCTCCAACGGCTGCGCTGCCGTTCGTCGTGACAACGTACGGCGATCCGGCGTTGCGATGGGTAATCGACGGCTTCGGAACTCGTGATGTGGGATTCAGGCCGGTAGCGTCAATCGATCAGGCCAACGGGCCGCGGTACGTAACCGTGGAGAACCTCGAGGCGCGAAATCTGACGCTGCACGGCGTAAGCATTGCCGAAGTGCTCGATACGGGCGTGACGGACGCTTACAACACGGTGCGCAACTGCTACATATGGAACACGACGGGGCCGAATAACGCCGCGATCAACATCTACGGGCAGGGCGTACGGGTCGAGCGGTGCATCGTCGACAACGTGGCCGGCGATGGGATTCTGATCCGCGGACAAGGCTACTGCGGACAAAACGTCGTATCGCGAGTATCGAACACGGGCTCGGGCAACGGCGACGCGATCCAGTTTGATGGTGGATTCTCCAACAGCGTCATTGAGTGGAACGTCGTAGACAAGGCGTTAAACCGCGACAAGCAAGCCATGCTTTTCGTGGGCACGAACTCGGTGATGCGGTTCAACTCGTTTGAAGGGCTTTCCATCGGCTCCGGACTGGTGACTATCAACCAGTCGAGCAACGTGCTGTTCTACGGCAATACGCTGGAAGGCACAGATGGCGTGTTTATCCTCGATGCCACTGGGCCGTGCTACGTGATGGGCAACGTGATTATCGGTACTAACCCGAACGCGAGTTCAGCGGATTCGACTGGCATTGATGTGGGAACGACGTTCACGCATCAGCACGTCATCACAAACAACTTTGTGAAGAACCATAACCAAGGCATCTTTGCTCGGAACACGTTTTGCCGAAACAACGTGGTGACGGGATGCGGCGGCAATGGGATCAATACCAGCGTGGGCGCGGCAAACGAGTCTTTCAACTACTCATGGGGCAACGGGCAGAACTTCACTGCTGCGCCCGGTACGGGCTCGTCGACGGCGAATATGAGTCAGTACATTGATGACAGAGGGCGCCTGCTTGTGCCGGACTCGGCAACCATGGCGAATCTCGCATCACTGAACCCGCTCGCGTTAGCGGGCACTTATGTCCAAGGTACGCACTTGTTCAATGGAATTCTGCGGCCTGGATTTGTCCCGGTAGGCGCGTATCAAGCGCTACTGCCACGGACATTGCGGTAACTGTACCCGTGCGGTCCACGGGGCTAGGACTGTCGAGATGACAGACCAATCCTTCTGGGACTCCAGATGCAAGACGATAGCGTCATAGAGGTATCGCCGGCCTCGGGGGGTGCTACCGCACCTTCCGAAGTGGCGCAAGAGGTCGAAAAGCAGACGGGTGAGACGACCACGCCCGAGGACTCGTCCCTAGACGACACGGCAGACGATCCCGCCGCGGAATCCAGGAAGCATAAAGGCGGATTCCAGAGACGGATCGATGAGCTTACCCGTAGGGTTGCAGAGGAACGCCGAGAGAAGGAGCGTTTGCTGGCACTGGTAGAGACGACGGTTAAACGTCCGGAGACAGCGCAGCAAGCACCCGAAGTCGTCGAGCCTCAGCGGGATCAGTTCGAGACGTACGAGGAGTACCTGGATGCACGCGCGGCGTACAAGGCTGAGAAGGCTTTGGAGACGCGCATGCAGGCGCTTGAGGAAGCAAGGGCAAGGGAAAGCCAACGCGCGCAAGTAGCGGAGACGCATCGCGCCTGGCAAACCAAAGTGGCCGAAGCATCCGCAAGGATTCCAGACTTCTATGACGTGGTCTCGCAAACAACGGCACCGACGACGCCAATCATGTCACAGGCAATTGTCGAAAGTCCGGTGGGCGCGGAACTGACCTACTTTCTCGCACAGAACCCCGCAGAGGCCGCGCGCATTGCGGCACTCTCACCCGCGCGGCAGGCAGCTGAGATTGGAAAGCTTGAGGACAAGGTTTCCAAGCCCGCAAAAGCGAGTAGCGCACCCGAGCCCATAAAGCCGGTCGGCGGACGCTCAGGCGTTGCCGATCTTCTGTCGGACAAGTTGCCGATAGACCAATGGGCGAAGAACTTCGAGAAACAGTTCTATCGGGACAGGCGCTAGATTTTCTGCCCATGCACCGTCGAGATGACGGAGCGTAGTTAAAAGGAACTTCGACCATGTCGAATACTCTGCTTACCCCAAGCCAGATCACCCGTGGTGCTCTGGTGATTCTGCACAACAACCTGCGTTTCTGCCGCACCATTAATCGTCAGTACGACGACCAGTTTGCGAAGGAAGGCGCAAAGATCGGCTCGACTCTCCGGATTCGTCTGCCGAACCAATACACCGTTTCCAGCGGTGCTGCGCTGTCGATTCAGAACACGGAAGAAGTTCAAGTCACGCTGTCGGTGGCCAAGCAACGCCACGTCGATACGAACTTCACTTCAGCAGAACTGACGATGCAACTCCAGGACTTTATGGAGCGCATCGGCGAGCCGTCAATGTCGGTGCTGGCGGCTGCAGTAGACGCGGAGTGCATGCAGGACATCTTTGATGTGTCCAACAGCGTGGGCACGCCGGGAACGACCCCGGCCACTGCCAAGGTGCTGCTGGATGCGCATACCAAGATGAACTACCTGGCCGCGCCCATGACGCCGCGATTCCTCGGTGTCGAGCCGTCTGCCAATGCGTCGCTCGTCGATGGCATGAAAGGTCTGTTCAACCCGACTGCGCCGGTTTCGGAGCAGTTCCGCGAAGGTCTGCTTGCGTCGAACATTCTCGGCTATCGCGAAATGTACATGACGCAATCGCTGCCGAGCATCACGACGGGCGCGCGGGCGTCGTATCAGACGAACACTCCGTCTGGCACGACTGTGGGGCAAACCACGCTGCCGGTCGATACGGGAACGGGCGCCATGTCTCGCGGTGAAGTGTTCACCATCGCGGGCGTGTTCTCGGTCAACCCGGAAACCAAGCAAAGCACCGGGCAGTTGCTGCAGTTCACCGTGACGACGGCTTATGCCGGTGGCGCGGGTAGCGTCAGCATCTCGCCTGCGCTGTTCAAGTCTGGTGCTCGGCAGAACTTTTTCGCCTCCGGTGGCGACATCCCGGACAACACGGCAATGACGTTCCTAGGTGCGGCATCCGCGACTTTCGCGCAAAACATCGCTTACCACCGCGATGCTTTCACGATGGTGACGGCGGACCTCATCATGCCGGAAGGTGTGCACGAGTCTGCACGCGAAGTCAAAGATGGCCTTTCGCTGCGATACGTTCGGCAGTACCGGATCGGCACTGACGATATCCCCGCCCGTTTCGACATCCTGTTCGGTGACTTGGCAATGCGTCCCGAGCTGGGGTGCCGTATCTGGGGCTAACACAGGAGCAAGCCTGTATGATTCGACCGCTGCACAACAGGATCTTGATTGACCCGATTGCACCGGAGCAGTTTCGCGGGGACCTTTGGGTGCCTGCAGAGACGACCACGTTCCGGTACGACAGACCAAACGAGCCGGTGACGGCTATCACTCGTGGTCGAGTGGTGGCAAAGGCCGACAACGTGCGAGGGGTCAAAGTGGACGATGTTGTGCAGTTCTCGGACTCATGCGGGCGACCTGTGGAGCATGGCGGAAAACGCTATCTGTTCATCCGCGAGGATGACGTTGCACTTATTGAAGGATAGATCATGGCAACTGGAAACGTACTTGCCGAAGGCAATCTCGACAAGCTGAAAATCATTGGCCCGATTGGTTACAACCCGTCGTCGGTGGCGGCGGCGACCACTTCGGAACAGTTCATAACTGTGCCCGGCATCCTCCCGAACGACGCGGTGTATTGCTTCAAGATCAACCACGATACGGGCTTGGGCATCGTCAACGCGCGATCCTCTGCGACGACGCCTAACACCGTGGCGGTTACGTTCATGAATGCCACGGCGTCACCGATTGACGCGGGCTCTCAGAACTTCTTCTTCGTCGTGTTTCGTCCGGATGCCACGCTGACGGCGTTCTAGCAATGTATCCGTGCACATACGTTCATGTTCGCGGAGTCAGGCTCCGAGTGGGAACGCCAGAGCAGGCGGCCTCACTCGGGCCGGGCTGGATGCGGGAAGGCGGGGCCGATCCGGTGCCCGCGCCAGCAGTAGAGCAGGCGCAGCCGCAGAAGCGTAGACCGGGGCGTCCGAGGAACCCGAGGAAGTCTTGATATGGCGACTGTTACCGCTGGTGATCTGATCCGCAAGGCGCTCGGCAAAATTGTCGTTGTGGGCGTGCAGGACACGTTCTCTTCCGGAGAGTTGGAGGACGGACTGGACGCACTCAACCTGATGCTTGACTCGTGGCGGCTGGAGCGGTTGACCATCTACTGCCTGACGACGACCACGCACGTTCTGGTAGGCGGGCAGCAGACATACACGGTGGGGCCGGGCGGGAACATCAATGCAGCGCGCCCGACGAAGATCGAGAACGCCACGATTCGCTATGCGCTGTCGGACTACCCGTTGCAGATCATCAATCAGACGCAGTGGGATGCGATTGCGTACAAGTCTGTTGGCGGACTGCCGAAACGCATGTTCTACAACCCGCAGTTCCCGCTAGGGCAGATCAATCTCTATCCGTACCCGCTCGATGGGTCGTATACGCTGTATTACGACGCATACGCGGAGATTGAGAGCTTTACGAACATTGCAGATGCGTATGCGCTGCCTCCTGGTTACGCGCGGGCGATCATCAACAATCTCGCCATTGAACTGGCGCCCGACTACAACAAGATGGCGACGCCAGACCTAATGCGTACGGCGAAGCGCGCGAAGGAAGCAGTCCGCACGATCAATGCGCCCGACGTGGTGGCCAGCATGGACCCGTCGTTGCTCTCGCCGGCGCTCATCTATGACATCACGTCGGACGGTTATCGATAATGGCCGATCCGATTCAACTGTTCGGGCTAGGCGTGCAGGGCAAGTCACCGAACGTGACGGCGCAGCGGCGCGTGAACCTGTATGCAGAAATCCAGTTCGAGCAGGACAAGACGCGCGTGGCGTACTTCCCGACTCCCGGCCTTGCGCCGTTCGTGTCGCTGGGTGCAACGCCGATCCGCGGCATGCACACGGTGTCGGTGTCCGATCTGCTGTATGCAGCGCAGTTCGATAAGTTCTACTCGATCAACGCGGCCGGAGGCATCACGGAGCGCGGGACGTTTGGCACCTCGAGCGGCCGCGTGAACATGGCCGACGACGGCACGCGCATCCTGATGGTGGACGGGACGGCGGGGTATTACTACAACGTCAACACGAACGTTTTCAGCACGATTGCGGATGCGGACTTTCCGAACGGGGCCACTACGTGCTGTTTCCTGTCCGGCCGAATGATTGTCGAGGTCCCGGGCACTGGGCAGATTGCATGGTCTGACTTGTACGCCGACACATGGCCGAGCCTCAACCGGGCGACGGCAGAGGCTAACCCGGACAAACTCATTGCGGTGTACGCACAGAACGGCAATCTGCTGCTGTTCGGCGAGACGACTGTGGAATTCTGGGCGACCACGGCGGACGCGGCGCAGCCGTATGCCTGGGTGGGTTCGGCGGCGGCGCAGTGGGGCCTTGCGGCTCGTCAGTCCATTGCGCGGCTTGGGCAGACGTGTGCGTTCCTCGGGCGCAATCAGCAGGGGCAAGTGCAAGTGTGCCGGCTGGATGGTTATCAGGTGGTGCCAATCTCGATTCCGGAGATGGACTATTTGATAAACGACTATCCGGCGACGGAAAACGCGACGGCGTATTCGTACATGCTCGGCGGGCATCCGATGTACGAAATTAGCTTCCCGAGCGCGGGCAAGTCCTGGCTGTATGACGCTGCCTCGCAAGCGTGGTCCGAACTGGAGTCGGCAGACGGTGGCATGCACATCGGTGAGATTGCGGTCAACTACCGCAATGCGATGTATGTCTCCGACCGCTCGAGCGGCGCGCTGTATCGGCAGGACCCGTACATCTACACCGAGAACGGGCAGGCGGTGCAGCGGCAGATTGTGGGTCGGCACATCTTCCGCGGAGATCCCATGAGCGTGTCGGAAATGTGGATCGACATGGAGATGGGCGTCGGGACGGTCACGGGTGCGGGCGAGAACCCGCAATTGCGGCTTCGCACCAGCAAGGACGGCGGGCATACGTGGAGCAATGAACTGTGGCGCCCGATTGGTAAGCAGGGCGTCTATCAGGAGCGGGCCGTGTTCCGTCGCCTCGGATGGGCGCGGGATTGGCTCTTCGAAGTGAGCCTGACTGACCCGGTCAAGGCTGTGTTTATCGGTGCGTTCATGGAGGCGGCGTGATGAGCGTCTATCTCCCGACTCAGACGCAGCCTATCGGGACTTCGTCCGGTCAGTGGGATCGGGCGTGGTACGAATGGGCGTGGCGCCTGACTAACGCAGTCAATGCCGGTGGCGGCGGTGGCGGCGGTGCGCCGACCAATGCCTCCTATGTCGTGCTCGGGCTTGATGCCGGCCTGACTGCCGAACGGGTGCTGACTGCGGGCGCAGGCATCAGCATTACGGACGGCGGGGCAGGCGGGCCGGTGACTATTGCCTCTACGGTCACGCCTGGGGCCCCTAGCGGCGCGCAATACGTCACGCTGGCGCTAGACGGCGGGCTGTCGGCAGAGCGCGTCCTAACGGCTGGCAACGCCATCAGCATCACGGACGGCGGCGCTAATGGGCCGGTCACGCTAGATGCCACGCTGTTCACGTCGGCCGATGACGGCATCGTGCCGGCCAGTGGTGGCGGAACCGTGAACTTCCTGCGCGCCGATGGGACTTGGGCGGCGCCTCCCGGGGGCGGTGGAATTGCCAGCGGAACGGCAACGATTGACTTCGGCGGATCGCCCACGAGCGAGACGGACGTAGCGAGCGTGTCTGTCGCTGATGCCGGGATTGGCGCCGCGTCTGAAGTGACTGTGTCATTGCAGTACGCGGCGACGGCAGATCACTCGGCGGACGAGGCGCTAATCAGCAATGTGCAACTTCTCCCGGGCGCCATTACGGCGGGCGTCGGGTTTGAGATCCACGGTTACTGCCCCGATCAGACGTGGGGCGAGTACGCCGTTCATTGGGTGCGTAACTAATGTCCATCACGATCGGGGCACCATTAGACGTTAACGGTAACGTCGAGGTCAATCTCCCGCTGATTGCCTCGCAGGCCGGAAACGTCGCAATCCATAGCGAGAACGACTCTGGAACGTATACCGGTGTTCGCACGTTGCGAGCACCGGAAACGTCAATTGATTACCGGCTGCGCGTTGGCATTGACACGGTGCTGTTCACCGACTCATTCAATGCGGCGGCACAGAACACGGCGCTTTGGTCGTACACGTTTAACACGTTGACGGCGGCGCAGCCGGGCGCGGGTACGGTTAACTTCTCGGTCGTGCAGGGAACGACGAACGCGCATGGCGCATTTATGCGGACGTTCCAATACTTCCCGCTCATCGGAACGGCGCCTCTTGCGGTCGAGTTCACCTTCGGGCAGTTCACTTCTCCGCTCGTCACTAACGAAGTATGGCTGATGGGCCTTGGGCTTCCGACGGCCGCAACGACGGAACCGACCGACGGCGTATGGCTTCGACT